ACCTGTTTGGAAGAACATGTTAAGCGCCTCCTGCGGATTGTAATTTGTACCGTTACCTAAATCTATTTCAGCTAACCCATCAGCATCCATATATACACCGTCCGGCATCATTCTTTGCAACACTTGTTGCATTTTCAAATGCGTAAGCTGTATCATATCCGCAAAGCCTGTACAACGGCTTACAATAGATTCAATCTTACCCTTATACATACGCGGCGCAACGATGCTGTAGTTCATCTTAACCTTAGCGTAATCACTTTTAGGACGCATCATATTCTTAGCCATTTCCCACTTAAGCATGATATCAGTGCCTAATATAAGTACACCTTCATATAATACTTCTAGTGAGCGTGCCATTTTACCAAACTCAGCTTCTAACAATTCTACAGGTGGATCAAACTGATCGTCTCTTACTATAATTTTAGAAGCCCCGGTTGCTGTTTCTTTAACTTTATACACCTCGTTCATGTATGTCTTGTAGTTAAAGTACAACACTTGCACCACATTACTGTCACGAACGTCATGGTTTACTAATGACTGATCATATCCTGCGCTGTGGTTATTTGATCCTTGCTTTTGTATTTTTTCTAGTTGAGCTGTATCTAAATCCGGAAATTGCTTTTTAAGCTCGTTTAGAGGCACAAATTTTACTTCACCTACATAATATATGTCTTCAAAGTAAGGAGACTCACTATAAGAGTGTACCAAGTAAGCTGGGTCAACATAGTCTACCGTTACTCCTTCCGACTGAGTAAAGCTATTTTTTACAGCCGCAACACCGAGTGTCGTAAGATCGTAGTAAAGACGCTTTTTAGTTAAGTCGTAATGATTGCCATCAAGCAATGTGTTTATAGCTACTTCTTCAGCAATTTCAATTCCTTGCTTGTAGCTCAGCTGCATGTGCAATTCAAGCTCTTCTTTAGAATCCGGCAACTGCTCTGGACTGTTTTCAAATAAATTTATGTCAAAAGCCTCTTTGGCAAACTCGTTTAACTGTTTTGTCTGCAAGTCACGGATAATAGATTCCATATACTTTGTGCGTTTGCTTACACCGTATGGATCTTGTGAATATGCTTTTAAATCAAAAGAACGATCTGCAATACCGTTAACTACAATATCTACAAACTTAGATAAAATAGGGACGGGCTTCCAGTCAAGGTTTAAGTAAGATAAATCACCATTAACGGAAAGTTCATCTTTATATTTCTGAACGCTTTGCTCACCACGTGCATACAATCTCAGGTTATGAAACGTATTTTGGTTGCTTCTGAAACGAGTAGTGCCCGAATTACTCGAGAACCATTCGTTTTGAATAGCTCTACCTACTTGCAGCCCATACTCTTGCGACATTTTTTCAGCATCGCTAGCTATCTGGCTGGGGAAAGTGCTATTTGAAACCGACTTAACCATAAATTATTTTATTATTTCTGAACTCAAACCCTCTTGACGGAATTTTGAAATCTTTATATTTAACTTTGTTCTTTCTAATTTGCCCACTGGTCTATACAATTCTTTGTTACATGCCATTATCGCCAAGCCTGAACTTATCGCAGCATCATATTTAGTACGTTTGTTTATATCAAACTTAGACCAGTCGTTCAGTGTTTCGTTAAAGTACATGCTACCATACTGCCCGTCTTCCATTAAACCTACGTACTTATCTACGTACATTTCAATTGCTGCAGCGTGTGCTTGTTTCATATCCTCGCTCGAGTTAGGAACACCACCAATTTCTTTTTCCGTTACTGATAGCTTGTTCCAAAGTCTATCCGGTCGGTTCATAGAGTATCCCCTGTAACCACGGCGCTTAAAATGATAAAGCAACCTAGGTTTGTTATTCTCTGCTAGTATAGGCATACCATAAAATACGCACGCCATCAATACATCTTCAAAAAATATTTCAGCGGTTTGAGGCCTGGCTATATATTCAAGGAAGAATGAACTTGGTGGTGCATCTTCCATAGTAAACTTAGTGAGCCCGTGTAAAGCGCCTTTTGAACCTTTACCGTCGGTAGTTCCCGATATGTCGTAACTATCGCAACCAAATGCGCCGACGTGTTCATTGCCTGGGTATTTAACACCATTTTTTGTGATTTGCCTGTTCTGAAGTTCAGCCCCTGGTATCCAGGACACTTTAAATCTTCCTTGAGGAGTTGGCATAAACACAACTTTTGTATCTTTCACACCGTTAACCCACTGAAAATTACCAGTGGTTACAACATTAGTATTACGCAGATCTTCATTATAATCAACCTGTTCGTATATTTTTGCAAGATTAAACAAGCTATTTTTTGTTTCATCTCTAAATGCGTGCTCTTCTGTGCGCGGAAACTGACGATAATATTCGTTTAAAGCATCTTGGTCTTGCTTAAGACCTTCAACTTCGTTATTCCAATAATCTATAACTCCTTGCTCAATAGTATCTCCAAAAGGATCTAATGTTTCTTCTTCAGGCGTATTGAACACTGGTTGACCATACTGATCAATAAATCCTTCATAGTTCCACTCCATTGGTATAAACAGTGAATACAATCCGGATTTAGTTTGGCCGTTTGAGTTTCTTTTACTTACATCAGAATCGCTATATAACTTTTTAAAGTTTTCACCGCCTTTATCTAATGAATTCGATGTTGAACCCATTAAACACTTACCTATAATTCTCGCACCTAAACGCAGCGTAGTTTTTGTAACTCGCCAGTTGTTTAATATATTATCTGGTCTTTCCCATTTTCCACTCTCATCATGCACTAAAAGCTTTAACTTTTCACCATCATAAGAGTTATCCCCTGTGTTCTTCCAGTCAATGGTTGTATCAAGACCTTCAAGCTCTATTTGCTTTTCTTTTGCCTGAATTGATTTACGGGTTAGCTTAGAAGCAGGAACCCTATATGCCAGTTCAGTCTTCGGTCTATCCATACCATCTTGTATAGGTTTGAAGAAAAACGGGTAGTTAACGGATATTGGTACAACTTTATCGGTAAACATTTTTTTGGCATCACTACCTGACTTTGATAGTATACCAAATCTAGCATCACTGGAGATGGTTGCCAAGTTGACTGTTTCTCCTGAAGCCATAAATGAGAATCCACTACGTCTGTTCTTAAGGTAGCACATTCCGTAACTTCTTGTATCAGCTTTACAGGCTTCCCAAAATATAAAGAAGAGTCTGTTAGCTTCGCGGTAGTCGGGATTACCGACATCAATCTTACTCCACTGCAAGTACATGTAATGAGTCCCAGTGATATAAGTAGGAGCCCCCTTGTTATAAAACCAGTAACCACCATCACGTCTGTTGAATTCTTCATCAATGTATCCCTCCCAATTGCTTTTAAACTCATCTGGATAGGTTTGCCAATCAAATATACTCTTAATTCTTTTAAGCTCCTTAGGATACTCTTGAACAGCCCATTTATCTGAGCCTTTCGTTAATCCCTTTGGCGCAGGCGGCAATGCTATACACAAGTTTTGCACTTCTAGTATTTGCCCTATCTGTCCAGTCTTACTGATAACAACTATATCGTGTTCTTTGTTGTAACCATATTTCCAAGACTTAGATCTATTTAATCTGCTGATTGTGGTAAGCTTTACAGGCTCAACAACTTTTACTAGGCTCTGCTCGTACATTACCTAGATCTTTTTTCAGCAAACCCTGAGAATGTTTTCTTTTCTTGTTCTTCTTTCGGTTTGTTTTCAAGTATGCGCTCTTCTTCTTCTATGCGAGTAAGTATTTCAAACGCATCAAAAATTGCCAGCTTTTTAGTAGCAGCGGCATTTTTTAAGCGGTCAGCAGAAACATCATCTTCCGTATTGGTAATGATTTTTTCTTGCGCAACTTTTATAAGTTCCTCAACTGCTTTGCGACCAGCTAGGATTATATTCTTTTTCGCTTGCTTGCTGTCCATACTTGATTGTAATTCGATTTGCAGGAACACGGTAAACCTTCTCCCCTTCAATATTAAATTCGTATTCTGTACCAGGTGTAAACCCTATAAGTTCGTCCGCTTCAAATCCACGATAAGCATATTTAACTTTGCCTATCAATGGCTTTTCATTATGCTCGGAAAACATTCGTTCGTCTAATATAGGCTTAACAAAAATAAAACCCTCAACAGGTTGCCATTCGCCATCGCGTTTAAAGGCATATATCTGATCAGGGTATACAAAGTATTTATCTTCTTCGTAATATGAACGGCTGTTCTTTTCTGCTCCTCTTACGTCTCTAAATCTTCTAAAAACGTTATGATGAACAATAACTTCATCGCCTGGTAGTAAACCTAGATCATTTACTTTTGGTATAGCTTTGACAACTCCGTGTCTGCTAGTATAAAGATGGTTTTGTAATTCTGTATTTAGCAACAGAGTTACACCGTTTATTTCTTTCTCCGATGTGGTTCTCTTAGCATACGGAGATATAATAAAGTTGTATATGCTTTGCATTACCACTTAAGATCATATTCGATAGAAACCGCCATGTTCTTATTAAAGTCTTTCCACGGCATTACCAAATCCCCTTTCTGTATATAGACAGAGTACTTATCTTCCTCTTCTAATATATTAACTATAGTATGACCGCCATACACTTCCTGTCCAACAGAATAGTGCATGGCGTCATTTTTATAGTCTTTGCCGATACTAATCTTCCTTATTACCTGCATCGTTAGGAGTGATGGTCCCATCTTGTAAGTTAATACTTACGTCTCCATAAGTTTTTTCTAGTTCAGCTTGCAACTCAGCTAGCTTAGTGCGTAATGCTTTAACATTATCTATAAGCTCTGCCTTTTGCATTTCGGTTCCACCTAGCTGCATTTGAATTTGTTGTAGAGCGTTAACGTACTTTTGTACTTCAATTAGCTCGTCTGCTGTGATTGCTTTAGCAACCGCTTCTTTCTTCTTTCCCATTTGATTTAATTTAATTTAATTGTTTTATTTTAAAATTAGCAGTTCCATCTACGGCGTGCTGCTCTACCACGTTCACTTGTCCAGCTTTTTGAGCGTGCACAAAATGCTTTGCGACGCTTTGCAGCTTTACTTCCAGGCTTCAACTCCGAAGGTGGAGTAGTTACCGCTGTTTGCAATTTACTACCTGGATTGTTTCTTTTATAACTTTCTACACCTTTTTTTGTCATACCACCACCAGCAGCAGCACCGGTTGCAGATTTAGAGCGAACTTCATTATAGTTTTTTTCAGACTTTTTACGCGTAGGCGCGTCGCCCTTAGCTTTAAAAGGTGAATTGTTTTGTACGTATGCCATGTTATTTACCTTTAAAATACCCTTTTTTCATAGGGCTTGCTGCTTTAATGCCAACATTTTTGTCGTACATTTTTTTGAACGGTGTAAACTCAACGTCGCCTACTTTATTTTTTATTTGCCCCTGAACATCTGTTGCCATAATATCTGTTTGGTTGGCAAGTCGAGGATCAGAAATAACATCGTCATTACCTGAAGCCCCTTGTTTTCTTTGATCTCTAGCTCTTTCTAAAGTTTGAACGTTGTCGCTCATATCAAGTTGCACATCAGAAACACCGTCACGGTAATCTCTAAGCTCTTGAGCTTTTTCGCCCCCAACTCCATCAACCCCGCGACGGTAATCACGTTTTTGTTTGCGGTTAGATAGATACTTCCCAAATCCTTCTTTGCCATCGTCATCAGTATCCTGAGCATAACGCTTGGCTAAGTTGTTTAAGTTTCTTTTTGCAGATCTTTCCAGCTTACCACCTTCACGTCTTTCTACAATGCGATTCTGATACGCCGCGTAAGGACGGATTGCATCAGTTTTATCTCTTGTGTATATTGGCGTTTCGGTTTTTTCCTCAGTATCAGGTGTGCCTGGCGTGCCTGGTGTGCCTTCTGTTTGTGTTGTTGTAGCAGTAACATTAGAGCTTTTCATATTCCCTAATTTAAATTGCTCATAAGCCTTTACATCAGTACCTTCAAATCCATATTTTTTCTTAGCAAAACCAGAATCCATTTCTCTTTGCAAGTCAGCGTATACGCCAGAATCAAGTGTACCATCATAAGAATAGGTGGTAGTCGATGCTCCAGGCGTGCCAGCGGTCCCCTCGGTT